TATTAGTAGAGGGTTACCTGACCTACACAGTTGACGTCCCGAGGATCTATGGGCTGGCTTCCACGTTGCATTGGGTTTCGCATGGCGAGGCCTCTCCCACAATTACGAGTCTGATGCACAAAGACCCGTACACCGGGCCCAAGATCATGTGTGTGATAGCCGGTGCGCTGACACCAACGACTATCTGCAAGGCACTAAGCATACTCGTACCCCCATCCGTCACAGCCGCATTTGGCAATGCGATCGCCACATGGCGTTTGCTGTTCCAGCTCAACGACCTAGATCCGGCAGGGCAAGATTTGAGGCCTAATCCGTGGCTTGAGCTAATCGACGATCTTCTCGCCACTTTTAGAGCGAATCGCTTCAAAATGATGGTTGAGTCAGACACCGCCACAGGTAAGACTACGATGCTCGTTGCCGCACTGATAGCCCGAGGTTACAATGTGTGGTTGCTTACCCCACGAAGATACTTGCGTGATACCTACAGCAACCCTTGGGTTGTCCAGGAAGATATCCAGATCTTCCGGTCGGGGTCGACAGATGAACGGACCCGCCTGAAGGTGATGACTTTCGGGCATTTCATGACTCGCTTGGCAAGAGGAATAGGGCCGGATGAGCAACATGACATCCTACTGTTCGACGAGTTTCACGAAAGAGACATCGAGGCGGGTCTGGCCTGGCTAAAGACGCCACACAACAAGAAGATGGCCCTGTCCGCGACAACCGACCTGCTATACGCGCCAAACCTCCCCATCTACAAAACGGGCCTGGCTCGACCATTCGAAGAGCCAGAGACATATCGCGTCCCCTTGGATGGGGTGAACCTGGTGCAAGAGGCCATCAGACAGGTTGGGACCGCAGCCAACTATCTGATCATCACTCCAGGCATTGCCACCGGACGCGCAATGACCCAGGCCCTACAGTCATTGGGACGGTCCCCAACATTCATTTATGGGAAGTCAAACAAGCCCCCGAAGGGCGGTGACATCGTGGCCACCCAGGTCGTCGACTCTGGCGCAGACCTTCCCGCCATCGACGTCGTCGTCGATGACGGTTGTATGATCCGCAACCATCGCGGCCGGGTACGGCGTTTATGCACAGATTCACTGACAGACAAACAACGGCGAGGAAGAGCGGGACGACGCAAGAAAGGGACCGCGTTCACGACACGGAACGCCGGATCTGGGTTCACGCCTACCCCTTACCCTACATGGGCACGCCTAATACGAGAAGGATCACACGGCGAGCAGGTTAGGCATATATTGGGAATCACCATACACCTGCCGAAACAGGCTAACCCGTCTAGGATCGATCCCTATATGCGTTGGAGAATCGGGCCTGCAACTCGCCTACAGGAAGCTTCCTTGTCGGCATTCTGGTTGCTACTTTGCTCAGGCCTGAGTCGCACCCAGGCCGCCAGCCAGTATGATACCATTTGCCGACAGGGGTGGCACGAAGACTTGGCGGGTGTCCGGCTAGCCATCGAAGACACCTTCGGCAGTTCATCGATCATGCCCCGGGTGGAGATAGACGGCAACCTCCGATCCAACCCTTACATTGTCACCAACGCACAAGGAATCGAACAGTCCGCCTTCGGCATAAAATACCTAGATGGCGAAGCCGTGATTGTCTTCTAAACGAAGAACATGCACAAAATCGTGCATATTGGCTCCGGACTAAGGCGGCATAGGAGAGGTCCTTACACGTCAAACTAAATACGCTATGGCCATACTCATAACGGCAAGAGAGCGGAGCCACACTGCACGGAGGGGGCACCTCTCCTAGGGGCAATCCTAGGGGAGACGGGTCCTCCTCGGTCACGC